AACTGGACACGAAGATAAAGAGGAAAATTTTTGATGTACAAATATAGTATACGGGTTATTGAAAATATGTATTATCCTTGTGGAATAATTTTAGATAATCTGACTTTACAAAAAGCAAAGAAAGCTTTGAAGGGTATAAAGTCAGATTTTTCAAATGCTGAGATAGTGCGAGTGAAACTATCTCCAAAAGGGTTTGACACTAACAAGGTTGAAATATTGAAAGGAGACAAAAAATGGGAATCATTATTCTCGGAATAGTAATTTTATTTTTTGTTGTATTGGGGTTGGTTGCTTTAACTAAATCAAATCAAAATTATAGCAACCGAAATGGTGGATGGGGCTGGTAAGAAAATGAAAGAAATTATGAATAAAAATAATTTTGATGATCCAGTTATCACACCATTTGTGCATTATTATCTTGCTTTTGGCTGGAAATTAAAAATAAGAAATAAAGCCGCAGTTTTGCATAGATGTCCCCGATGCAAAGAGCCTTATTATTTTACTTTTTTTAAAGGTGATGTAGAAATAAAAAAATGCCCATGGTGTGATTCTATTGACGATGTTAGCAAGCCGTGTACGATGAAAAAACATAAATGAGTTAAAGGTGAACTCGGTATTAGATGTATTTATTGTAATTTATACTTATAGGCTTGCTAACATATTGATAGCCCGCTTGTATAAGATAAGGAGTCATTATGAGCAGCGAAAATTTACAAAACGGAGAATATAAAACTTCAAATGGTTCAATTGTAAATATATCTGGAAAACATTCTGGTATCGTAAAAGTTACTTTTGACTGGTTTGAAGAAAACGCTTGTATTGATTGTGTTCCAGAGCTATATCCAAAAAATTTTGGTAAAAATGATTGGCGATTAGTTTGGCATTGTGATGTTTGTGGCGGTGGAAATGCCAAACTTGAATTAATACGCTAACAAAAATCTTAAACGGAGGACAATTAGGTGTTTTAACAATGCCTTATTGTCCTTTTTTTATGCTTGGTAGGTGATGAAATATGAGAACCGAAAAATTTAAAAAAGAAGATATACTAAAAGCAATACGTCAAAATTTTGGAAATGTGTCGGCAGCTGCGAGAAAACTTGGCTGCTCGCGGACAACAATTATGAATTATGTCAAAAGATATAAGTGTTGCAGGACGGCATTGCAAGAACAGCGTGAAAGCATGGTCGATGACGCTGAAACAGGCTTAAGAACAGCAGTGCTCAATCAGGAAGATTGGGCAATAAAGTTCGTCCTAATGAATTTAGGCAAAGACAGAGGTTACGGTATAGAAAAATTCGAGCATGAACATTCAGGAATGGTGGCAGCTCCGACAACCTTTGCAGAATGGTTAAGATTCGAGAAAAATGGCAAGATGGATAAGACCTAAATATAAACATGCTGTTGAATATCAAAAGGACTGGAATGCTTTTGCAAGAGATATTCTTGGTGTCAGGCTTGACAGAAATCAAAGGAAAATCCTAAAGTATATTCAAAGTTGGCATAGAGTAACCATACGTTCAGGCCATGCAGTAGGCAAGGATTATTTAGGGGCGGTTGCGGCGTTGTGCTTTTTATACCTGAATGACCCTTGCAAAGTGGTTGTGACGGCCCCGACTGGCAGACAAGTAATCTCAATTATGATGTCTGAGATTGCGAAAATTCATGGAAATGCAAGAGTGCCGCTTGGCGGAGAGGTCTTAACGAATAAAATCAAATTTGAACAACGTGATAAATTTTTAGAAGGCTTTAAATCTTCCGAAAAAGATACAGAGGCTTGGCAGGGTTATCATAGTCCAAATTTAATGGTTGTAGTGACTGAGGCGAGCGGTATCGAACAAACGACCTTTGAGGCATTAGAGGGTATTTTAACAGGAAATTCTAAATTAATCTTAGTTGGAAATCCGATAAGGCCAATTGGAGAATTTTATCAGAGCTTTAAAAATCGGCGATATAAAAAATTTCATCTTTCGTGTCTCGATTCGCCCAATGTCAGGGCAAAAAAGATTCTAATACCCGGGCAGGTTGATTATGACTGGGTGGTTGATAAAATAGAAACGTGGTGCATTCAGATTGATAAGGAAGCATTCAATCCTGATTCACACGATTTTAAATGGGAAGGCAAATATTACAGACCAAACGACCTCTTTGTTATCAAGGTTATTGGTGATTATGTTGAAGATTCTGAAAACAAATTAATTCCACTTTCATGGCTTGAGTCTGCTGTCGAACGGTGGCATGAGCGCAATGGAAAGGGATATGGTAATCTTCATCTCGGTGTCGATGTTGCCGGTATGGGTAGAGATGAAACGGTTTTTGCATTTAGAAAGGGGAACACAGTTGAAAAGTTAAAATCGTTCTCTAAACAAGATCACATGCAAACTGCCGGCAAAATAATAAATGAATTGAAATTGCCCGAAGATGCAGATTTTATTGACACTATTGGCGAGGGTGCTGGTGTGCATTCCCGCCTTATTGAGCAAAAAATAAACTCGGTAAGCGTGAAGTTTTCAGAATCAGCAGAGGGGTTGACTGATAAAACAGGCGAAAGGAAATTTGCTAATATGCGAGCTTATTGCTATTGGGCTGTTAGAGATGCTTTAGACCCGCAATTTGGGGGTGATTTAGCTCTGCCGCCTGATGACATTTTAAAGCAAGAACTTAATGAGATTACATTTTTTATTAATTCGTCAGGCAAAATACAGCTTGAAAAAAAAGACGACATCAAAGCTCGACTTGGAAGAAGCCCTGATAGAGCCGATGCAGTGGCTTTAAGTTTTGGCAAAATGCAAAAAGTAATAGCAGCTTCTATTAGTTTGCGAAAAAAAATAACATAATTAAGGAGAGTAAAAAATGAGCGTGTTCACTGGAATTTTAAACAGATTAAAAAATCCTTTTTCCAAAGAGACGGAGAGGATCGACAAGGTAGTAAGAGCACATGAAAGGCAAGAAGGGAATCTCACAGCTCAAAGCGAGTTCGATTTTAGACCCACTCGCTTGTCTATTGAGAGTCAGATTAATTATTTGCCCCGAGGCTATTATAATCAGGCTCGAACAGCGTGGGAGATGTATTCAGAAGATGACCGCATAAGAGCAAATTTAGACGCACTTGCAGAAGATGCAACAGAGATTAACAGAGAGGGCAGACCCTTTAATATTGAAGTCAGCAAAATCGGCAGCAGCATTGAAAAAGAACAGGATGAGGAAAAACTTGAAAATTTGTTTAGAGACAAATATCAATCTTTAGGACTGTTTAACAATGCAACAAATATAATTAAATGGTCTTTACTGGAAGGGTCAAGATTTTATCGGATTGTAGTTGACTTTAACACAAAAGAGATTATTGAGTTGCGGCACATTAAAGGCCCCAAAAAAGGATTTATTACAGTTGAAATTGATGAAGGACAATTCAAAGGCTGTTATATTCAGTTCGAGTATTTAACACAACAGCCAGTAGCCATTTTTGCGCCGTGGGAGGTTGTACGATTCGACTGGAATAAACCTGATGAAGATAATTTCGGATTAAGTTTTTTAAGCAGCGCATCGGTTAATTGGGACAGATTGTTCAAGACCGAAAAAGATTTATTCACAGCACGAAAGAAGCGAGCTTATCCGCGCCTTAACAAGCAATATCCTAACGCAACAATTGAGGAGCTAAAATCAATTATGGCAGCAGAATTAGAGGAGGCTAAAAAATATGGCGATGAAACTATCGAAGCTATTCTTTATACCACAGGCGATGCTAAAATTTTGGAGGCATCCAATAGCGCATTATTCAATATTGATGACGTGAGATATGCACAGTCAAAATTGTTTGCATCTTTGAGACGTCCGGCAGCCCTAACTGCAGGCTATGGCTCAGACACGGCAAACAGGTCTATTCTTGAAAGACAAGAGCACAGATATGTAAAAGGCCTTTTGCCTGCTATCTGCAATATGTTTGCTAATGGAATGAAAAAATTGAATACAGTGCAGCTAATCCTTTGGGGATATTTACCACAGGATTGGGAGGTTAATCTAATATGGCCGAAAAAATCTGTCGAAGATAAACGAATCTTAGGATTGATTGCCAAAGATGGTGTTGATAGAATGGCATTGCCTCTGTCGGTTTATGCAGAGCTTTTTGATAGAGATGAAAAAACAATCAAGAAAGAAATTGAGGAAGATTTAGCTTGGCGGGCTGAAATAGAGGAAAGATTTAGCCCCTCTTTAGTAGATGTCGGATTTCAACCACCTAAAGATGAAAATGGTTGAGATATTTAAGGCTAATATCTATGACTCATTACGATTTAGTTGTAAATCTTGCTACGGCAAAGAATACGCCGTATTATGAAATTCCTTTAGGAAGTGTTTGGGCTGGACAATTATCATGCAATCCGTCAACACAAATTGCAGATGTCCTAAATATTAGGCCATCATATACTCAATTTTGTATTGATATCTTTGAAGTGAAAGTTAGTAGAAATGATTTTTTGTCCGATATTAAATCAGATAAATGGCGAGGTTATCTTAAATTTTGCAATCGGTTTTATTTTGCAGTAAAAAAGGGAATTGCGAACAAAAATGAAATCCCACGGGAAGCGGGGCTACTTTTATTTAATTGTGAAAAAAAATCATGGCATACTGTAAAACGAGCTGCCGTTAGAAAAAATGAATATGATAAAGATTTTTTGTTGAGCCTTATTTTCTATAAACAGATATCTTTTTCAGAATTATTACACCAATTCGAGGAAACTTTTAAAAAAGAAGGGTATGGATTTATCTAAAATGATTTCGTTTTATAATAAACATAATCAAAATAATAAAAGGTATTTTTAAAACGAATTTGTAAACTTTGTGGAATTAAGATAATGCAAAATGAAATAATTTACAACGATGGCGTTATCCGAATAGTGTTTGTTCCTAAAATTATAAACCAAGTTGAGGGGCAAAGGTTCTATTACGATTTGGTTTGGGAAGCCAAATCAAAGAACACAATGGCAATGGGTGAGGAGATTTGGGAGCAAACTAATAAAGGACAATTTATTGGAAATTTACGTTCATTAGAAGATTGGCAGAACTTAGTCACGCTAAGTAGCATTGTAGCTTATTTTCTGTTAAGAAAATTAAAACCATCTGGGCCAACGCCTGATAATGAACATTATGCAGAGGCTTTGGAATACTTTGGGGGCCGAGACGTCCATGAGGCTGAGGTTTTGAGGTTGGCTCAGTATCTTGATGAAAAAGACAAAGAGCAACAAAAAAAATCTAAACAGGAAAGAGATAAAATTCTCAACATGGTTTACGAAACATTAGACCGTTATAATATCAACGAAGTGGTCAAAAATAAAATTCAAGAAAATTACAAAAATATGGAAGGAGGTGAAAAATAATGGCTCAGAAAGGCGTCCCGAAACGTGACGGCAGTGGTGGGGGGACAAGAAAAAATCAAGGTCGTGGTGGTTGTCCTCCATCCAAACAGCCCGGAACTGGCAAGGGAAGTAATCGGAGGTAAAGAAAAATAGGGCGGTAGAATAAATTAACAAGTCTCTGAAAATTTGAGTTAAGGTCTCTTCTACCGTCCTGAGATTATTTACAAGAAAAACATGGACACATATTTAATATGAACATTTCAGAATATCAGCGCTTGATATTAAAAAGCCGAGACAATCACGTCAAGATTACTGATGAAACAATTAAAAAGTTAAATGAATCATTTGAGCGGGCTTATGAAAGAATAGAGCAGATGCTTTTTAAACTTGATTCAGATACCCGCAAAACAGCACAGAGAAAATTTTGGAAAGCCAAAAAAGATCAGCTATTGAATATCGCCGATGAACTTGCGAACGGCTTTAGCGAGGAACTTAGAAATGGAATGAATCTCAGCGCCTTACAAACTGTAAATATCAACAAGATGGCTGAGGAAATGATGCTGGCGGGAACTGATATTGCAATAAGCGACCAATTTCCTTTAATCCCGCTACAAGCTGTTAATTCAGTTTGGAAACGAATAGGCTCAGATGGGTTGATGCTAAGCAACAGAATTTGGGATTTGAGAAAGCATATTCATAAGCGAATCGATGCAATAGTAATGTCGGGAATCGCAAGAGGTCAATCGGCAGTGAATATGGCTAAGGATATACAATTTGATATTCTTGGAATAGGCAGTTTTGAAGATATTCCCGAAAGCCAGCGCTGGACAACTCGAATTTCAAAGGCAGTCAGAGCACGTGGTACGATTCACTATAATGCTTTGCGATTGGCAAGAACTGAAATAGGCAACGCTTACCACGAAGCAGATATTATGTCTGCTATGGCTTCTAAAATTCTGGCTGGCATTCGATGGAATTTGAGTCCAGCTCATGGACAATATGATATCTGCGATACATTGGCGAGCATAGATTTGTATGGCTTGGGAAGCGGCGTTTATCCGCCGGAGAATGTCCCTCTTTATCCGCACCCAAATGATATGTGTTACACTACAAGGGAATTATTGCCAAAATCCGATTGGGGCAAAACAAGGCCAAAATTAACACCGAAAAAAAATATCAAATTTGAACATCCAGAAACCACCACGTTTTTGGACTCTACACGGAAAAAACAGATAGAGCGCAAGGTGACGACTAATTATAAAAAGAGAATTGAAAAACAATTTTGGTCAATGATGAACAATATTGTTGGTTCAAAACGATTCAAAGGGATTGATTAATGTCGATTAAAACGGATGTTTATATCGTTCGTGAGGCTGGCGGGAAAAAACACATTCAACAAGTTACACTGCCATGCGATTATGATAACGGTTTTTTTGGAGAGTTGCTCATTAAATTTCAGAATGGGGCAATGGTACACTCAAGCATCCCACGGCAATCAATACCGATTCAGACAATCACCAGAGAAGATTGGGAAAAACTAATTGGTGACTATAATGAATAATCTTGAAGATGAAAAATTTAGCAATGATATTTTATTGCATAAGACTTATGACAGCCGCGAGGCAGACGGTTCAGTTCAGATAGAAAAGAGACCTATGGATTTTTTTACTGAAAATATTTTTAAATCAGAGGCTTTATTATTATTCAAATGGCTTCGCAGAAATTTACCGTATGGTACATGGCTTGAATTATCAAAATTAATTATTAAACGAAATGCAAATTTAAAAAAAGATGTTGACAAGAATTTTTAATTTTTTTATATTTTATTAAGAAATTTTGAGATTATTTTTGTTTCGCCTGAATAGCTAAGGTGATCGGAAAAACCGAAGCCGCGGCGTTCTGGTCGTTTGAAGCGATTAGAATGTTGCGGCTTTTTTTGTTTATAATCTCAGTTTGCCATGTTTGTCTGCCTGTGGCAGACAGGGCGGCTCGCAAACTGAAATGTACCAAATCAAAGCAAGGAGTTTAAACTGCCTTACCAATACCCGAACAATATCCCGACTTATTTAAAGAACCTGCCGGCAGGCGCGCAAAAGCTTTTTATCAAGGCTTTTAATGCAGAATATGCAAAAAGCAAAAACGATGAAAAGGCACGCATGGCAGGCTGGGGAGCAGTTAAAGCAAAATACAAAAAAGTAGGGAATAAATGGGTCGTAAAAAAACAAGAGGAAATAGTTATGGATGACTATCAAAATCACTTAGAACCGCTGAGCGAAAACGAAGATAACGAGTTGATAGAAGAAAAGAGCGAAAGAGAAAAAGCAAAAGAAGCTCAGGAGGCAAGAGCTAAGAAATATGGCATAGGCATAAAAGAGGGCGGGCATGTTACAAAGCCTTCGCAGTACAAAGATGTTGCTGAAGATGATTTCTTAGATGCCTGTGTAACAGGCGATACTTTAATTTATACCAATCCAGAAGGACCTGTGCCTATTGCTGAAATTAAGGAAGATAATTTCGTTTATTCTTTTGAAGGCGGATTCCAACCTTTTCTATCTATTGGGGAAGAAAGGTGGGGTGGCAAAAGAAAATACGAAAAACAGAGATTCGTCGGCCAATTAAAAAAGAGAAAAGTACTTGGATGGAAAGAAGTTGGCGTTTTCCCGATTTATGAAATTTCGACGGGCCATGATAAAATCAAGGGCACTGCTGAACATCCGATATTAACTCTAAAGCGAGATAAACCTTTGGGGCGCAGATTAGAATGGACGCGACTTGATCATATCTGTAAGGGCGATCTTCTTCTTATTGTTAAAAAATTACCTAACGAAAATAATAACGGCCATTCTTTAGCAGAGATGAGATCTTTGGGTTTTTATTATGGCGATGGGTATTTAGAGTATAACAAATATGGGGCAC